CCCCCAAGAAATCCAACGACGAGTCCAACAGGGCTACCAAGCCGTAAGACAGCAAGACCCAGAAGTTCTACGCCAATTCCAAGAACTCTACGGCATCGGAGAAAACGACCTCGCAGCGTTCTTCCTTGACCCAACCAAGATGGAAGGCGAAATCACCAAGAAAGCCCAAGCCGCAGAACTCGCAGCCCAAGCCCGCTCCGCAGCCAACATCCAACTCACAGGAGCCGAAGCCGAACAAATCATCGGCAGAGGAATCACAGCCACCGACCAAACCCGACAAGCACTCGGCGCACTCGGCGCAGCAACAGGCATCACCAGCCTCAACATCAGCGAAATGGTCGCAGGCGAAGAAGCAATCTCAGGTTCAGAAGCAGTAGCAGGAATCCTTGGTGCAAACGCCGCAGCCCAACAACGTATCCAGACCCGTACACGCCGACGTCAAGCAGAGTTTGAAGCAGGCGGAAGTTTCGCAGGCACACAAGCAGGCACAACAGGTTTGGGCACAGCCCAGCAATAACACTTGCATTACTGTCTTACGACAGGTAAAGTTATACACGAGCCTTGAGAGGCGGAACCTATCTAGTCGCCCCCCGAACTAGATGGAGTAAGTGGGGAGTAACAACTTACGCAGCCACCACGTTCCCTCCGAGTGTGGTGTGGGCAGAAAATGGAGAGTGCCATATGTCAAACTACGAAGACTTCCAAGACTTTGAAGATGACGACCAGCCAGAGAATGAGTCCAAGCAGAACCCTGCAAGGGCACATATGAGGAAACTGGAGAAAGAGAACAAGGAACTCCGCAGGGAGCGAGAGGAACTCTTAGCCTTGAAACGAGAGCAGGCTTTCGTCAAGGCGGGAATAGATACGTCTACCCCGCTGGGAAAGATTTTCATGAAAGGCTACGACGGAGACGTAAGTCCCGACGCAATCCATCAGGCTGCCATAGAAGCACAGTTGTTAACTCCACCCTCCAACGAGGTAAGCGACGCAGATGCGTGGTCACGAGTTGACAAGGTTGCTCAAGGGGCAGGCACAGCAAATCCTCCGATTGACTGGAACCGTCGTATTCAAGAAGCAGAATCATCTGGGGAAGTTGAACGCATTTTGGCTGAGGCACGGCAAGCATTACAAAACTAACCTCAACCTTTTAGGAGAAATCAAATGGCAGGAGAAACCACAACCTCCTCACTTTTGGTAGACCAGACTGCGTTTGACCGCATTGCTTACTTTGCTTTGCGTTCAGAACTTCTGTTTGACCAGGCTGCCGATGTGCAGCCAACCGCCCAGTCCATGCCAGGTTCGGCTGTCAAGTTCACGATTTTCGCTGACCTTGCCCCAGCAACCAGCACCCTCAACGAAGTAACCGACGTTACCCCTGTTGCTATGAGCGACAGCCAAGTAACCGTTACTCTTGAGGAATACGGTAACGCTGTTGTCACCACCGCTAAGTTGCGTGGCACTTCGTTCCTGGACGTAGACGTAACCGCAGCGAACATCGTTGGCTACAACGCAGGTGACTCCATTGACACCATCATTGCCGACGTTCTTGCTGGAGGTACAAACGTCAACTATGCAACGGGTGGAGCAACCGACCCATCCAGCCGTACCACAATCAACACCGACGACATCCTCGTTGGTGACGACGTTCGCAAGGTTACGGCACAGTTGCGTAAGGCAAACGTAGCGTCCTTCAATGGCGCATACATGGGTTACATCCACCCAGACGTTTCCTACGACTTCCGTGGCGCTAACGGTGCAGCCAACTGGCGTGACCCACACACCTACGTTGATTCCTCAGCAATCTACAACGGCGAAATCGGTCAGTTTGAATCGGTGCGTTTCATTGAGACGGCTCGTGCTCCGTTGTTTGCAAACGCTTCAAACAACAGCGGTTCAAGCGGAACCATTGACGTTTATGCAACCCTCATCATGGGACGCCAAGCACTTGCTAAGGCGTTTAGTAGCACTGACGGTAACGGCGCAACGCCGAAGATTGTCCGTGGTACTGTGACCGACATCCTCCAGCGCCTCCAGCCTCTCGGCTGGTACTGGCTGGGTGGCTATGGTCGCTTCCGTGAGGCAAGCCTTCGCCGCATTGAGTCAGCCTCAAGCATCGGCACAAACGCTTAGTAATTGAAGCCTCTTTGCGAAGCCCCCTGCCCGTAAAAAGGTGGGGGGCTTTTGCTATCCTGTAAGCAAATGGCTTTCTTCACACCACCAACAGATGATTTCGTTGTCTACTACGGCACAGACATTGGGGACAACTTGTTCTCTCGTATCCCTAGCGGTCCTCGTGGGCGCAACGTCTACTTTCTTAAGACAGGTATCTACACGGAAGACCAACCCCCATCGCTTAACGATGTTGCAAAAACCTATTATGGTGGGCATAGTACAGAGGTGACAGCGGCAGAGGTAGCCAGCCTGACGGCTGCGGGATACGGAGCATACATTTCGTGAAGCATAGGGAAACACATCCGAACCTTGATGTTGAAGGTTGTTTCGGTTGCAGGATTGCAAACGTGCGTGTTGCCCCGAACCATACAACTACAGGCGGGGAACGGGCAGCGCAGATTAACGCTACCGAGGCTAGGTGGCAGAAAGATATGCCAGCCTATAAACGATTGCGTCAAGACGGTTTGCAACCTAAGACAATAGAAGGCGCAGCAAATCTAGAGAAGAAAGCAAAAGAGGCATGGCAAGTGGAGACGGGAATGGTCTGAGGACCGTTCATCTAGAAGGCTTTAACGCCGCCCACTTCGGATACGGAAATATGTTCCTGTCTTTAGACAGGCATCTACCTAATGGTGTAGAGAACAATCCTCTGTCCGAGGTGCGTATTTCTTGTATGCAACCTGACATGGTTAAAGGTTGGTATAAAGGACAGAAACGGGTCGTGTTTACAATGTGGGAAACATCTGTTTTGCCTGACAGTTTTGCTGACCCGTTAGCACAGTTTGACCAGATAGTTGTTCCCTGTGTTCATAACCTAGAATTGTTTTCTCGTTATCACAAAACTGTAACGATGGTACATTTGGGGATTGACCCTACGGTTTGGAAGTTTTCTCCAGCCCCCAAGAATGATGTGTTTAGGTTTGTGGCGGGCGGGTCCTCTTGGCAACGTAAAGGTTTGGACCTTGTTGTACGGGCGTTTGAACGCTTGAACTTACCTGATGCCGAACTGGTGTTGAAGGTTGCAGAAACCGCCAAGGGCGAACCTCCTATTATTTCGCATCCGTGTATCAAAGTTATAGATAAATGGCTGACGCTTCAGGAGGAGTATGACTTGTATGCGTCGGCGGACTGTTTCGTAGCCGCCTCCAGAGGAGAAGGGTTTGGGTTAATGCCTTTGCAAACTATCGCTATGGGTATCCCTACCATCATGTCCGATATGACAGGTCATTCTGATTTCATTAACCTTGCCAGTACGTCTGTCCCTGCTTACCCTAAGCCCGCTGACCATAACACTTTCTGGAATAGGGGAGATTGGTACGAGGTTACAATAGATGACCTTTGTGAAGCGATGCTCCACGAATACCAGCAGGGGGCTGGCAGACGGGATAAAGAGAAGGCAGCATCGGCAGCCAAGATGACTTGGCGGAAATCCTCAGCAGCCCTTATAAAAGCCACAGGCACGGGGGGGTTGTTGGGCGGGAAGGTTTGGCAACCTGCTGACGAGCCGACAGTCCTGGTCACCGCTAACCGCCGTGTTATCGCTGACATTGGGCGTCATGCAATCCGTATGGAAAAAGGGGAAACCAAGTTAGTGTCCCATAACGTGCGTGATATTCTGCTAGGTGCAGGATATTTACAAGAGGACAACTAAGTGGCTTACACCAAACCCCAACTTCGGGAACGTCTAAAGAACCAGATTATGTCAGGTTCTAAGGGTGGCAAGTCTGGGCAGTGGTCTGCCCGTAAAGCCCAGTTACTTGCTCAAGCATACGAGAAGGCTGGCGGTGGATACTCTGGTAGTAAGACAGCAAAGCAGAAGTCGTTGTCTAAGTGGACCAAAGAGGATTGGGGCACGAAGTCTGGTAAGCCCAGCACCCAAGGTAAGGGGGCGACGGGGGAAAGGTATCTTCCTAAGAAGGCTCGTGAAGCGTTGTCGTCTTCAGAGTATGCGGCTACTTCTAAAGCCAAAAGGGAAGGCATGAAGAAGGGTGAACAGTTTGTTAAGCAACCTACGAAAATAGCGAAGAAGACTGCGAGGTACAGGTGAAGAAGAAAGATTCTCGGCTAGAACGAATTGGTGTTTCAGGCTACAATAAGCCGAAGCGTACCCCAAGCCACCCCACCAAGTCCCATGTGGTTGTCGCCAAAGAGGGCGACCAGGTGAAGACTATCCGTTTCGGTCAACAGGGGGTGTCTGGTTCCCCGAAGAAGGCTGGGGAGTCGGCGTCTTACAGGAAGCGTCGGGAGTCGTTCAAAGCCCGTCATTCGTCCAATATCTCTAAGGGCAAGATGTCTGCGGCATACTGGGCAAATAGGGTAAAGTGGTAACACCTACAACAAGGAGATTATTATGCCGATGGTTGGCAAAGAGAAGTTCCCGTACACGAAGGCTGGCATGAAAGCCGCTGGAATGGCAATGAAAAAGCAAGCAATGAAGAAACAGGCAATGAAGAAGGTTGCCGCTAAGAGAAAGAAGATGAAGTAATGAGAGCAAAAAAACTTCCAATACCAAACAAAAATGGTAAGTCGTCGGGTGGAAAGAAACCAATGCCAGGAGGCTCTGGTTCTTCCATGGCAAACACAGCAGCGCAAGCACTTAAGGCTGCCTCAACGCCCGCACAACTTCTTCGTATGGGTTTCAAGATTGTACCCATTCCTGGAAAGAAAACGTCAAAACCAGAACCATTTAGTTTCCTACAAAAGCCGAAGTCTGAACGCCCCGATTACAAACCATATCGCTAAACGAAAGAAGATGAAGTAATGGCTCCCATCAAGAAACAACCAATGCCAAAGAAGCCGAAGCCAACCCCGCCCGCTAACCGTATGTTTGCTGGTGGACCTGGCGGTTTGGTTAAGCGCAAGAAAAAGAAGTAATGCCCGCAGCAAAGAAACCAGCCCCGAAGATGGGCGCAAAAAAACTTCCAATGCCCGAAGGTGGCTCATGGAAAGTCCAACTAGAAAAACGTCTCCGTTCTCCATACCAGGGACGTCGTAAAGACATTGTGCAAAACACCCGTGCCAACTGGGTGCGTAGCCAACTTGATGTGGTATCTGAAAGCAACTACTGGAACAAACCAGGCGCTATGCAGTTCTCACGCAAAGTTCTTAATGACGTTTACACACAGGTAAGTAAGCGGGCAGACAAAATCGGTTACGAACCAGGGAAGAAAAAGAAGAAGTAATGGCTGTACCTGCGGAACTCAACCTCACCATCACACGAGGCGACACAGAAACCGTCAACGTGACAATCACCTCAGACGGTACAACACCCGTAAACATCACGGGGCGTACCTACACAGCCCAAATGAGGTCCAATGAGGAATCCGCAATCGTCTCAGCAACCTTCACCTGCACAGTCACCAACGGTGCTGGCGGTGTTGTCTCTTGCGTTCTTAGCGCAACATCAACAGCCTTGCTTGTTCCAGGCTATTACAGATGGGACCTTCAAGAAGACGCCTCTGGGGTTGTCTCTACTGTCATTTCTGGGGAAGTCACCGTACTGGGTGATGTCACAAGGTAATGGCAACCACCTCCATCGTTGTCACACAGACAACATCTGCGGTTGAACTAACACAGACCGATAACACTTATGTTGTTTCCCGTGTTGAAGAAACCGTGGGTTTGGGTACGGGAACGGTTGTCACCGTCACATCCACCTCACAGACAGGACCTCAAGGTGCAACAGGCGCTACTGGACCTACGGGACCAACAGGTGCGACAGGCTCGGCAGGACCTACTGGACCTACAGGCGCAACTGGTGATACTGGAGCAACGGGTCCGACAGGTCCAACGGGTGCAACTGGTTCGGTTGGGGCTACGGGTCCTACTGGCGCAACTGGCGCTGTCGGTGCTACTGGTCCTACTGGTGCTACTGGTAGCGTAGGTCCGACAGGACCAACAGGACCGCAAGGGGATACAGGTGCAACAGGACCAACAGGTGCTACAGGAAGTCAAGGACCAACAGGACCTACTGGACCTGCTGGCGCTACAGGAGCGACTGGTCCGACAGGACCCACAGGAGCAACAGGAAGCGTCGGCGCTACTGGACCAACTGGTCCTACTGGTGCAACTGGAACGACGGGCGCAGAGGGCGCTACGGGTCCGACTGGGGCGACTGGCGCAACTGGACCAACTGGACCCACAGGTCCGACTGGGGCTACAGGAGCGATTGGTCCCACAGGTCCGACAGGACCCACGGGTGCTACAGGGGCAGACTCAACGGTCACTGGACCTACTGGTCCGACAGGTCCGACTGGAGCGACAGGTGCAACTGGTGCGACTGGACCTACTGGAGCAACTGGGGCTGAGGGACCAACTGGACCGACGGGTCCTACGGGGGCTACGGGACTAACGGGGGCTACTGGTCCGACGGGTCCTACTGGCGCTACGGGTGCTACAGGGGCTACAGGGGCTACAGGTCCGACAGGTCCGACAGGACCGACAGGACCGACAGGACCGACAGGACCGACAGGACCGACCTATTCTGCGGGTGATGGTCTTGTCCTAAACTCAACCACGTTCAGCCTGTCTTTTGTCGGGTGTCGTCTTGAAAAAGGTGCATCACAAGCATTAACAACTGCTACTGCTACAGCAATTTCATTTGGCGCAAGTGATACCGAAGTTTTTGACACTAGTTCGTTCCATAGCCCAACCAGTAACGACAGTCGGATAACAATTCCAACAGGTTTGGGTGGCAAGTACGCTGTTGTTGCGGGCATCCAATATGCCACCAACGCAACGGGTATGCGTTACTGTTCAATCTACAAAAATGGTGCTATTGAGGCGGTGCAAAGAACACCTGCCAACTCTGTTTCTTTGGCGGGAAGCCTTCTTACTGCCTCTACAATTATTTCTCTATCCGCTGGCGACTATGTTGAATTATACGGTTTTCAAAATAGTGGCGGAAACTTGAATGTTAATACGGGTGTAGCAACATTCTTGGCTGTGCAGTTTCTAGGAGCGTAAAGGGAGGGCGACATGAAGGTCGCTGTTTACACGATTGCAAAAAATGAGGCGCAGTTTGTCAACCGTTGGGCAGAATCCTGCCGTGACGCCGACTACAGACTGATACTGGATACTGGTTCTACTGATGGTACTCAGGAACTTGCCGATGATTTGGACATCACGGTTATAGATGCTGTCGTAAGACCGTGGCGGTTTGACGATGCTCGTAATACGGCGTTGGCTTTGTTGCCTGACGACATTGACTACTGTATTTCACTTGACATGGACGAGGTTCTAATCCCAGGCTGGCGAGACCACCTCCAAGAAATGCACGAACAACAAGTCACCCGCCCCCGCTACAAATACACCTGGTCATGGAAACCAAACGGGCAAC